ACCAAGGCTGCGATGACAGAGAGCTGGCACGGTCCTTCTCTGGACCCCAGACGCTCGCATCGTGCAAAATCTTGATCAATACCAAGAAGGCTAAAAAGGCTGGGGTTACCCTTGAGGACTGCTTGGGGGTACCAGCACAAGCAAATACTGTCGTGCCAACGCAAGCAAGTCCTGCCAAGCAAGTGTGCGTGGAAACCATAACGTACAAAGATGGCACCGAAAACTGCATGAAATACGCGGAGGTGCAATGAGCCCACTGACGCCGCTGGTTATTGTTGGATTGTTCATCCTCGGGGTTTGGTGGCTTATAAACCTCTTAACTTTCATCTAAAGGAGTAAGAATGTTGAAACGCATCCTAGTGGTATGCTTGGCCCTCTCCCTAAGCTGTTTCGCATCCACTAGGGTGCGCCGTCCGCGTGTGGGAAAAATTTTCGCGGCGAATTTACAGTCGGTGCTGCTCGAAAATGAAGCCGGTGACGAAATGGGGGCCTTCAGATATTTTACGCAGGCCCAAGTTGATGAAGCAGCCCTTGACGGATTGCTTGAGCCACTGTATAATCATTCGTACTACAAAGTATCCCCCAAGCTTCCTTTCGAGCGCCGGTATGCGCTCCCCGCAACTGTGTCCTTCGTAGAGGCTCTGTCCCTAGACTTCTACCGGGCATTCCACCAGCCCCTCGTGGTTGACTCAGCCATACGGCCTGCAACGACTCAGCGGAAACTGCATCTGAAGAACGCAGCACCTGCGTACGGCCCTAAGGCGAGCAGCCACGAGCGGGGTACGACGGTGGATATTTCAAAGCGTCTCACTAGGGTTCAGCAGCAGTGGATGGTGATTCGCCTGCTTTACTACCGAGCAATAGGCCGCGTTCTGGTGATCCAAGAGCGTAGTTGCCTACATATATTTGTCAAAGGAGAGCAACAATGATCGCTCCACGTAAATTAGCACGCTGGATTGTAGATGACATCGCCGCTGACATCAGTGGGCGCAAAGGTATCGGAGACGAATACGATCAGATAGACTCTGATGTAAAGAAAGAAATGATCATAACGTGGTTAGACCTTGCTGAAGCGCACATCGAAAAGTATACGGAGGAAAAACAGTGAGCCTGCAGCAATTCAAAGATGACTTAGCACATTCTATTTATGGCATGACTAAAGACGAGGCTCATGCCAAGGGCGTCTGCATCAGTTGCAAGAAGCCCCCAGTGTTCACTTCTAAACTGGGGCCAAAAAAGTACCAGATTTCAGGGCTATGCGATCCCTGCTGGGATACTATGTTTGATGAGGAGGAACAATGAGCGAGATTACGGTAACCAAGCATGGCATGAAAGCCAAGAGCATCAAGGGACGTATCCATCGCAAGGTCAACCTGTGGCTGGATACAATAGAAGACAAGGACCTTCAAAAGCGTCTTCGGGATGGCGTGATTGTCACGGGAGGCTCCATTGCTTCTATGCTCCTCGGAGAAGAAGTCAATGACTTCGATGTGTACCTTCGCAACCATGACTTAGCCTACGATATAGCCACGTATTACGTGCACAAGTTTGAGCAAAAGCATGCATCGGGCATCAAGACACCCCTGAGTGTGAAAAGCGAAGATGGACGTATTAAGGTTGTGGTCAAGTCTGCTGGCATCGCCAGCACTGAAGGCACAAAGAAGCCCTACGAATACTTCGAGGGTCAACCAGACGAAAGCGCTGCCGCATACGTAGGCGACGTGATCACTGACCCAGAGCAGATTGCAGACACCTATGAGGAGATCGAGAATACCGTCCTGAGGCAAGAAGAAAAAGAGAATAAGTACATACCTAGATTCCTCACGACCAACGCCATTACACTGAGCGGGAAAATTCAGATTGTACTGCGCTTCTATGGCGAGCCTGATATGATCCACGAAAACTATGACTTCGCGCACTGCACAAATTACTGGTCGAGCTGGGACAATAATCTGGTACTGCGTCAGCCTGCTCTAGAAGCACTGCTCTCCAAAGAGCTTCGCTACATTGGCAGCAAGTACCCCATATGCTCGCTAGTGCGCCTGCGTAAGTTCATTGATAGAGGTTGGCGTATCAATGCTGGCCAGATTCTGAAGATGGCTTTCCAGATCAGTGAACTGAACCTGAAGGACATCGAGGTTCTGGAAGATCAGCTCACAGGCGTGGACACTGCGTACTTCATCCAGCTCATTACACGCCTGAAAGAGAAAGACCCTGAAATGGTTGATGGGGCCTACCTCATCGAGATCATAGACAGGATTTTCTGATGACCATCCCTGAAATCACCCCAGACTGTCTTGAACTACTCAACGAAGTGCTCGCTGAGTTTGAAGGCGTGTTCTCTCAATGCTCCCCTATTCCGAGCGATCCTCTGTTTGAAGCTTCGCAGGCTACCAAGGCTACGCAGGACGTAGACCTCCTGATAGAACTAGGCTTAGTCAAAGAGCTTACAGAAGATCACAAGGAACAAATCGAAAAACAGAACGCAGCGACAGGACGCAAGTGGCGCGTGTACTGCGTATCCCCGCTCGGAAGAGCACTGTTTCAGGCAACGTGTAGTCCAAGCATAAACTAAGGAGACCAATGTACCAAAAGCAGACGATTCATAAAGGCAAAATGAGTAAATGCAAGGTATGCATGAAGCGTATCGCCGCACTTGACCCTGAGTATGCGGCCAAGATCACCAAGAGTGCCGTAGCCGAAGATAAAATGAGAAAGAGGAAGTGATGAGCCAAGCAATACCAGAGAATTTGAAACATTCGAAAGCTCTGCAATTCATAATAAGTCAAGGGTGGGATTGGAAAGAAGCCTCTGGTGATCAAATACAAGTGAAAGTTTGTCCTTACTGCAAACACTCAGACTATAAACTTTATTTTGCTACAGGCGATCCCAACGACCCGAAGAATACGCGTGATGGTCTGCACTATTGCCATGCCGGTGCCTGCGGTAAAACAGGCAATCTCAGAACACTCGCTGAATACCTCGGCCTGCGCATCGCAGGTGTAGATTCACGCAAGGAATGGGCTGGCAACGCCAGTGGAGACAAACCGGATGCTTTGCCGGACGTGGATGCGTGCCATGTGGCATTGCTGGGCGATCCTGAGGCTATGGATTACCTCCTGAACGTACGAGGTTTTACGCAGGAGATCATCGACCGACAGAAGCTTGGTCTGAAAGAGAAGGTGTGGTTCCGTGAAGCAGGCGAATCCAAAGCGCTCGTTATTCCGTACCTCGTTGGTGGCAACATTGTCTTCGCTAAGTATCGAACCCTCCCTCCTAAACCCAAAGATTTTGTCACTCCTTCGGGCTGGGAAGCTCCGCTCTACAATGGAGAAATCCTTATTGAAGGACTCAACGAAGTCCTCTTCGTAGAAGGAGAAGCGGACGCACTAAGTTGCATATCCCACGGTATCCCATACGTCGTGGGAGTCCCCGGCGCGAACGTCAAGAAGGCCCTGTGGATTGAGCATCTGGACAAGATTGCTCCGAAAAAAATCTATATCCTATATGACAATGACAAGGCCGGGAAGAAAGGTGCTCAAGAACTGGCGTCACGCATCGGCATAGAGAAGTGCTACAAGATCGTGCTGCCAACATTCTTCGTCACTCTTGATGGCGCTGAAGCACGACCCGGGAAAGACATCAATGAGTGGTTCCGTTATGGTGGAGGTACCTTAGAAAAGTTCGAAGAGTTGAAGCAGAGTGCCCAACTGTTCGATGTGACCGGTGTGACCTCTTCAGTGGATGCATTGACCCAGCTTGAAGATGAACTGAATGGCAGGACCGATCTGGCTCCTACGTACATGTTCCCATGGCCGGAGATCAACAAGCTGATCGGCATGGAAGACGGAGATATACTGGATATCGTTGCGCCGGAGAAAGTTGGCAAGACCACCTTCGGTATGAACATCATGGATCACATGGTGGGACAGTATGGCGAGGACGGCTTGATCGTGTGCCTTGAAATGACTCAGGCACGGCTGGCACGCAAGTGGGTTTCCCTCGTCACTGGGTTCGAAGATGTGCTTACTGAACCCGGTACGCCCGAATCTGTCGCTAAACTGGCAGAGTTGAAAGCCGCGTGTGGCACAGCGCGATCCATACAGCAAAGCCGTAATGCAGACTTGTACTTCGCTTACCCTATGCAGTGGCAGGACGATCCCGAGTCAGTATTCAAACTCATCAAGGATTGTATCCGGCGCTACGGTGTGAAGTGGGTGATGTTCGACAACCTGCAGAAGTTCTGTGATGAATCCCTGAAGGCCCAGAATCATCGTACAATCCACCTGTCCCAACTCAGTAAAAAGTTCGCCTCGATTGCTAAGGACTACAAGATCAAAATGGTCCGCATTCTACAGCCGAAGCGTATCGAGAAGGGTGCCACCATCAGCACGAACGATGTGGACGGCAGCTCTCAGGTAGCCAAGGACTGCGACGGCATGATTACATTGTGGCGCAGCGTAGTTGGTGAACTGAAGAGGTCGGAGTGGGAGACGCAACAAGAAGGGTTCCAAGAATGCAATGAATCCTTCGAGCCTGTGATGAAGGTCACGGTCGGCCTATCACGCTATTCCTCTGGAGGTTCAAGAAAGCTGTTCTACGATGGTGCGCGGTCGCAGGTTCGATCCATAACGGACGAGAAGAAAGCCACAATGAAGTCCAACTTCAACGGCATAGTTACTGAATCTGGTCACAAAATACCTACGGAGGAAGTGAAAATATGACAACCGTTTGGAAAAAGGCAGAGGAAACCGTAGAAACTGCGCCGGACACTGGTGACCTCTTGGCACCCCTGAGACGCGTGTACGGCAAGTACATTGAACACAGAGCACGCATCTTATGCAAAGCCACCAACCAGAATCGGGAAGTCACAGCGAAAGAAGCGCGAGGTTGCGACTACTACCTCGCATGTGCTGAAAGCGTGAAGGCACTGATCAACCAATAGGGTATCCGAAAGGGTACCCGCTTTTTTAATTTCAGGAGACACCATGGAAAAGAAAGCTAATCATCAAGTATTCCTAGTACGCCTTGGGGAACCCCGAGTACACCCTAATGCTGATACGCTTGTGCTCTTTGATCTCGGCTCATATCAGGTGGTGACCAAGAAGGGTGAGTTCAAGGCCGGGGATCGCGGAGTGTACGTCCAGCCGGATTCCGTGGTACCTCAGACCGAACCCTTCCGCTTTATCTGGGAAGCGTACGTAGGTCTGGATGGAACAGTGCCAGAGAAGCGCAGACGCATCACAGTGCGAAAATTCCGTGGTGAATGGAGCGAGGGATTGCTCCTGCCTGCTTCTTCCTTTCCTCAGCTGTATGCTTTGGAAAACGAGCACGCTGCTGGCGGTTTACATGGGTATGACTATCAAGTCAGACGTTTACAAGCAAAAGATGGAGATGATGTCTCGGAACTGCTGGGCATAGAGCACTATGACCCAGACAAAGGCAAGGAACTGGCTGGAGACAATGAAACCTTCAAGAAGCGCAGAAAGTACCCGAAGAGTCTCAAGGGCTGGTGGTATCTGATTCTGCATAAGCTAGGCATATACACCAGCGGCGGGCAAAACCACGTCTTCGATAATGAAGGCGGTTTGGGGATGCCTGTGTTCGATGTGGATGCCCTGAAGCACTACAAAGACGCATTCGATCCTGAGGAAACCGTGGAGATCACAGAGAAAATACACGGCTCCAATGCGCGCTTTGCGTTCCTTGATGACCATATGTATGCTAGCTCACGTACGCAGTGGAAGGCGGAGAATGTGAACTGCATTTGGCGCAACGTGCTCAAGACCCAGCCATGGATTGAAGAGTGGTGCCGAGCCCACCCGGGCTACGGTCTGTACGGTGAGGTCACCCCAACGCAGGGAGAGAAGTTCGAATACGGAAGCAAGGAGCCTCAGTTATTCGCGTTTGACATTAGGACGACTGAGGGAAAGTGGTTGAGCAGGGAGCAAGTTATGGGCTCTATGACTGGCATAAAGTCGTGGGTGCCCGTGCTCTACACAGGGTCCTACAAAGACATCCCATGGAGCCTCGTGGATGGGAAGTCAGCAGTGGACGGAAAGACTCTACGAGAGGGCTTCGTGATCCGGCCCGTCAAAGAACGTCACGTACGCGGCCTTGGGAGACTGATCCTCAAGGTGGTTTCAAATAAGTTTCTTGAAAAGGATAACCAATGACCGAACAGACTCAGCAGTTGAACCGTGTAGCAGCTACGACCAAGGATGCAATCTTGGACTTCATGAAAGCGCGCTTAGCCTCAGGAGACCCCACGTTTACCTCGGACCAGTTGCGGTTTTACGTCACCAACAACGTGGTAGGCAAAGTCAGCCCGAGCAGTGCTGACCGTGT